GCAAGAAACCGCGCTCTCTGGCTTTGTCCCGATTGGACTCGACCCAGCCATGGCATCCAGTTACCCCAGAGCCACAAAGCAAAATCAGGTTTGCTGGTAGGTGCAAGGTCTCATCTCTGGAGCCGCCCATTCGCCGAGGAACTCGGTGATGAACTGACCAGCCGAACATATCGCCCATGCCACCGCACTTCTCGCATCGGTAATTGGCTCGGTAGAAAACTTGGAATCGAACTTCATCCCCTACTTTGAGTTTAGGTTTTGCCATTGGAGTCTCGCGTTCGATAAAGATTCTGTGCAACCAGAGCAGATATGTTCGCTCGTCTGTAACGCCGTGACCGTAGCCAGTCTGCAAATCGGAATATCCTCATAGGTCAGATGCCACCTCTCCTGAATCTGTTTCCATATCAGCATCGGTTTTGCCTTTCGCTAATGTTGCTCTTATCTGCGATAAATAAAAATTCACTTGCTCTGGTGTTGCCGCTTTTGTCCGAGTATCTTCCAACTCCAACATATACCGCTGAGTGGCTTCTCGGTCTCTTTCGTTCTGTCGCTGTCGAACCCATTCTTTGTTGAAATATACTGGGGCGATAACCTTTTCGTCATTCATGTAATGAACAGACACAAAATACTTTGCAAACTCAAAAGTCATGTCAGGCAACAGGGCAGAATCCCATGCAAGGATTTTCCCTTCATCTGCCTGAAGGCGACCATCAAAGAGACAGGCGTAGGCAAAGAGTTGAGCAACCTCAGAACGGTTCATTCTCTAACTCCCTTCCTTCTTCAGCGATGAACTTCTCAGCAATCTCTAGCGCTCGCATAACTGAACTCTCGGTCCGTGTCATCCCACCGCCCCTCTGTGGCAATGGAGCATCAGCCCATCTCTCTTGGTTTAGCCAAGTGGATGCGTGAGCCGTGAACTCAGGCTGGCGATTAGGGTCTTGAGCAAATCTCTTTGCTCCCTCAATAATCAAATCAACTGGAGCCTTCTTTAGCGCTTTTAGAAATGCTGTCCTCGCCGCGCCTTTTGCTTCTCTCCTTGGATAGATAGACCAAAAGAGGTTGAAATCCGAATCCGAAGGATTCGGTGTAGTTATATCTTTACTTGGGATGGGATGGGTATGGGATGGGATGGGATGGGGAAGGAGAACTCCGTCAGGAGTCACGCCCTCTGTCACGCGTGACATTCTTGACTTTGCTTTCCGTTCAGCCGCCTTTTTACGCTCGGATTCAACTTTTTCCTTGGTAAATTGGTACTCATCGTAACCCAAAATCTTGATGTCATCTCCACAAATTTCCCACAAGTTTGCCGCAACTAAGGCTGAAATATGACGAGAATTTGATAGTTTTTTGACGAGATTTATCGGGATAATTCCATCAGTTAGGTAAGCGTTGGAATAACAGAGCGCTGTTATGTACAGGCGAAATGCTCCATCGCTTAACCCGATAATCTTTGGATGGTTAGGAAAACCATCATCAAGTCTTACCCAGGTCATTCTCTCTCCTTCAATGTTAGAAGTGGTGTCCACAATTAGGACATGATTTCTTCTTCTGGCGGTTCTCTACTTTTCGGCTGTCAATGAACTCGGGTAACACATAGACCTTGCAACGGTTACGAGTCTCTTTCAATCTCGCTACTCGCTCGGTCAGATGGAGAACGGACAATACACCCGATGCTGACCCATGGTGAAGTCCTAGCGATTCCGCCAACTCTTTCCATGTAGCGCCGTGTCTGCCGCGATTGGCTAGGTAGGTAAGCGCCGCAATCTGGCGCTTACCCGTGGTTCCATCTGAATCTTGAACTCTCGCTCTCTCCTCAGATGAATCCGAACCTGACCAACCCGATGTGCCGTTATACGGGACTTCAGGAAACGCTAACTGTGTCATCGCTTGACTCCTTAGTGGTTGAAGTTTCAACTACTGGGGAAGTGCCGACACGAACTTGAGCCTCCTTGAATGAAATTCGTAATGTCTCAAGGATTGATGGCTCTATCGCATCTTTGTACTTTGTGATGTAAGCGCCTAACTTTGCAAGGTTGTCCAAGTCGGATGCTTCAGCAATAGCCTTGGCGAGCATCTTGGTATCAACTACGACTTTCTCTGAACGCTCGTATGACTGAGCATCTGGGTCAATGTCATCTGTTGGTAGTGATAGTGATTGGAGGAGCGCTGTTCGAAATGCTACAGACATCGCCTTAGCGGTTGCCTTATCTCCTGAATCCATTGCCTCACCTACAACCGTGGCTTTAATTGCATCTCCGTTAGCACCAATAAATGTGTAAGTGACTTTGACTTTGACATGACCCATGACTGTACGGTTCTTGCCAATCTCAACACTTGCATAATCGTATTCTTCAACTGTCGGTACCACGATGACACCAAACTTTTGAAGTTGCGGTGATACAGCATTTACAACTGAATCAATACCTCGGAAATTAAATCCCTGAGCATTGTTGCGGTCTGTCTTTGCGATTGCTCCAACTGCCTTCATAACTTCATTGAGGGCTTGAGCGATAGGTAGTGCTTTTGTCTCTGACATGGTTTCCTCTCTCTATTCGGTGACGAACTTGATTGATGTCTCGGCTGGAATCACTTCGACTTCTGGAACAATTTCGCCTTGGGTTGAAATTACCACACCTTCTTCAGTAATCAAAGCCTTTACTGCCGTTTTGTCTATATCAGTTTTGACTTTAAGAAGTGAAGGGTCGTTTGCGGTAGCCCATTCAATAAACTTGGCTTCATCTTTGAACTCGACCTTTGGCTGTCCAGCGGTAGTCTTGATGGTGCCATGGGGCAAAGATATGCTTTTACGACCCTCAGAGCGCTGTGTAAGGGCGTAAGGGCGTAGGACTGCCTCAAAGTACAGGGAGTCCCTCTCAAGGGCTGTATTGACCGTAGAGAGCCATTCTGTGATGCGAACTATCTCGGCATCGTAGATGGCTTTGTTCTCGGCTTGCTTACGGCGAATGACTGCTAATTTGCGAATTGCCCAGTCAGCCTTTTGGTCGTTATCAACGACAAAGCCCTCATTTTCCGCTGAGATTGAAGATACAGCGGGACTATCGAACTCATTGATTTCTGGTTGTGTTGTCATGTTGCTCCTCTCATAGCGAGAGGTTACACACCCCCAGTTGGGTATGTCAAATCCTACAAGCCGATGATTTGCCCAACATAGACTGAAGCACCGACAACTGTAGCAATGATTAAAGCGCCGACAGTACGGACCACCCACTCGGAGCGTGACTCCATCTTTTCAACTCGGTCAAGGATTGACTCCATAGCCTGTTGAAAACGAGCAGAATCAGATGAGTAGACATCGCGGCGAACATAAGTCTCGCCGATATTGATGTTGATTTGCTTGACTTCCGAAGTGAGGTCATCAAGCCTACGCATGATTTCTCCGAGGGTTGGTTCGTGTTCTGCCATTTGATTTCCTATGCTGTGAACTTAGGGCGACCAAAGCCGACAATAGCGAGAGGTAAGCCTTTTTTAGTGCCTTTTTTGTAAGCACGAACTTTTTTGGCAACCTGTCCACCGTTTCGTTGGTCTCCTTTTTTGTCTGGGCTGGTATTTCCTTCAATGCAGGTAACTGTTCCGTCACCGTTATCTTTCAAAACAATTCCAACATGAGAAATACGGTCTACGCCATCTCCAGGGAAATCAAAGTAAACAATGTCGCCTGGTTGTGGAGTTGCTGTCTCTGCATCTTCCCAAGCCTTAGCCTTCTGGAAAGCCTTTGCTCCTGCAAGAGTCGAGACCGTATTAGGAATCTTGACCCCAGCCTCGTTACCGCACCAATTTACAAATGAACCGCACCAAGGTAAGAAATTAGCCTTGGTGTAAGCGCCATACTTTGTTTCGTTATCTTTTGGACCTTCGATAGTTCCAATTTCCTTGAAGGCTACCTGAAGGAAAAGTTCAACCGAACCCTTCTCCGCCATTACTTTGCCTTCTTCTTTGCTACAGCCTTCTTTGCAGGGGCTTTCTTTGTTGTAAGTTTCTTGAGTCCTTCAGCCGCAACTACTTCAGCAATCTTACCGAAGGCTGGGTCTTGCTTATTGATATAGCGGAGGGCAACTGGCAGAACCGCCGCGATGCCTGAAGCCAAAATTGCCTTGATTGTGTCTGTATCAAGAGCGAACAGGTCTCCTCCTGTTGCCATGAAAGTTGCTGTCATTGCCGCTAAGAATGAGCGACCATAAGATGCGAGCATTGCTTTTTGCTTATCGTTCATTGTGAACTCCTCTACTAGATGTATAAATAATAACCTATCAGTTTATGAACCAAGGTAGATAAGACTCATTTTAGGATTGTGGTCGCCTGTGTTCATAATGTCTAAATCACTTCCGCTGTTCTGCCAAACTCGCAACTCAACATAATCGTTTTTTGTCAAAGTAACTGCGTGGCAAGTAACGGTGCTGTGTGTATCAACTGAATTCGAGACTGGGTTGAAGTCAGAGCGAGCCAACTCAAGAGTGTTGTTTTTCAAAATATTGACCGCTCTATGCCCTGATGCTGAAGCCTCAAAAGCGACATTGCCTGTAATTATGTAACGCCCAGTTACGGGAACCGTCAGCCGTGTTGGATTTGGACTTAAATCCCAACAATTCCATCCATCAGAATCAACTGCATCAAAGATTACTTTTGTTTGCGTGGCAGTTGGAATCGTTTGAGAGGATGTACGAGAGGCAGTAGGAGCAAGAGTTCTATCAGCACTAGCCACCATACCAATCCCTAGTAAGTCAGCCCCATCGTTTAGAAGCCAAACTTGGTCGGAGGGCTTTGGAGCGTAATTGCTTAAATATCGAACTGAAGGCAAGGTGAAACCATCGCTGGTTATCTGAACATCCATAGTGCGATTGGAATTGACTGTGATGACGGTGCCTTGGCGTAGTCTGAGTCCAGAGGGCGTTGCTTTAATTTGATTGACTAGGTAACTAATATCCATCAGAATCTCCTGCTTCGCCCAATAGCGTTCATGGTAGAGGTTGGTGCAAGTGGAATAGTAATTGCATCTAACATCAAGGTTGCATCAACTCCAGATGGCGAGCGCACAACCTTTACCAAGTCGTAGACATCGTGCGCTGGGTTCACAATTTGGTCCCATGTAATTTTTTCGGATGCCCCAATGACTTTCTTCAACTCAGCGCGAGCCGCTTCGGTAGCCTCGGCAACTGTAAGAATATTCGGAGAGGATTTGAAAAGCGGAACTGAGCCGTATGTAGTCACATAGGTTGGACTTGATGGGTTATCGTCAAAGGCTTCACCGATAACTCCGATAGTCAGGTTTGTTCCTTCACCCGTATAGATGACATGGTTATATGACTCATCGCTCGAAAGGTTGCGACCTAATTGGGTTAGGACTGAATCTTCTCCATCGGTGTACTCAACTAAAGCCTTGCCTAAATCTGGGTCTGGAATTGGTCTCATACGAGCCGTACCATTTTCATCAAAGTACAAATCCATTCCAGCCGACTCAGCAATTTTGAGACATTCTTTCCAAGGGTCAGATGACTGGTCAAGGCTTGGATAGATAATTGTTGTAACTTGATTTGTTGCAGGAAAGTCTGTTTTTACATTCGGGTAGCGGTCTTTAAGAATCTGAGCGATGGCAGTTTCTTTGGGAGTTGCATCTTCAATATAAAAATTATGGCTAGTCCACTTTGCCTTAGCAACTCTTAGACTTCTATCTGAGCCTTGGATGTTAATTTTAACTCCAGCAGGGGTATCTGTAATTTCTACAGTTGTTATCTGAAAGACCCCAAGAGGAACCAATTCTTCCGTACCATCTTGATATTGAACGCCACGGTAAATCTTTACTTCACGGTTATATGGCAAAAAAACTGCTGAACGGTTATTTGTAGGGATAAGGGTTCCATCGGTATCAACGAACTCAAGAGAGCATTGTCTACGGATTGAACGGCGATTATCAATAGTGACTTCTCCACCAATGGGAGATGCCGAACTCAGGATTGTTCCATTAGCCGTATCGTAAATCTCTACCTTGATTTTGCTGATGTGAGACTTTCGAACTGACGAAAGGAATGTGTCAGTTACGGGATACATTATGGAGCGCCTACCTCAAAGTAATTGACCTTAGCATTACGGATTAGATTGCCAATTGGTCCAACTTCGGTCCATGTTCTGTCTACAAAACGGACATACTTTTGGCGACCAAGTGGGTCATGGACATGGAGAACTCCTTGGAATGTTAGAACTGGATATAAGTTATCCCATTCTGTTTCTCCCTGTGTTGTGAACTCATAAGAGCCATCAATACCATAAATACTCGTAGCAACAACGATTGTTTTAGATGCACCAAGAGGTTTGAATTGTCCATAAGACTCAACAATTTGAGAATTCAATGGTTGCTGAACTCGGAGCGAGCGCACCTTGATTGTTGGACTTTCAATAGCAGTAAAAGACCAAACACCAGGATTGGTAATTTGAATTGGCTCTGTTGATACATAGCCAGATGAAAGAACAGCCATTAGATTTCAGCCCTCGCTTTCGCACGATAAGTAACGGTTGTATCAAGAGGAACTTCATAATCATCAAGAGATGCAATTTGTGAAGAAGATGCTGTAACTGGGCTGTTACGAATTTCAGTATATGTATCTCCGCTGTCATCTGAACGCTCAACTACAAAAGAGAATGTACTGAATCCGCCGCGAGTCCAGACTGGACTATCTCCAGCGTGGAAAGCCACCTTGTCTACATAATGAGTTTCGGATGACCCAGCGCTTGCTACCTTCACAATTACCTGAGCGTGGGTCGCTGTTGCTGGAGCGGTGGCAGATACATTGCACTCGTTCCACGCACTAGACGAATCATTTTCGGCTGTACCGAAAGCGGTAGAGAGAGCAGTACCAGCCGCGTTAAGCCAGATGATTCCAACGGAGCAGGAGCGAGCGGTTGAACCAGCCCTGAACTCAGCGGTAGCCGCAAACTTATTGTTTGCCGTTACTGGGAACTTTGTGGCTGTGGTTGTAGATGCAGTCATATCTCCAGCCGAACCAGAGAGAACTGCCAATGATGCTGAACCGCTTGAAGCCTGAGATGTACTCCGTGAAATAGAGCAGTTCGTGACCGCCGCCCATCCTGTTGTATCAGTTTCAAAAGAAGCCTGATTAGGAGAGAGTGCGTTTGTACGACCAAAGATTGTGACTGTCACAGCGCCCGTAGTTGAGTCATAGAACGCAGACACGGCAGGAGTAGCAGGTGAGTCAATAGATAAAGAGAACTGAGAGTAAGCCCAAGCGCTGAAATAGTTATTACCGTTGATTAGAGAGGCAACTCTGACATAAGCGCGATAGGTAGTGCTATTGGCTAAATCGCCTTCTAAGGTCTGACCATTATTGCTTGAAGTGATAATCCCTGTCTCGATTGTTGCTTCAGTTGTATCTGGGCTAAAACTTGCTCCGCCATAGGTGGTCGAATCATAAATTTTAATCTCGTAAGCATTTTGAGGAGAACCATCAGAAAATGTGGGAGTCCATGTAACTGAAGGAAATGATGTATCGGTAACTGTTCCGCTTGGCGCTGTGACTGTGACTGTCGGGCGTGGAGCGGTCTCAACATCAATATAAAGAGCGTAAAGATATGTTCGGTTAGTTGGGTCTGGAGGAAGAACTACTGAGCCAGTCGCACCATCTGTGAACTTAACGACCAGATTATCGAGAAGGGTTTGAGTCCATGAGGCTCCATTAGGAGCGCTCGTTAGTTTAATACCTAGGTCATAAGTGGTTGCAGAAACAATTCCTTGTTTTGTAATTGGAACGCCATAACTTACGGTTCGACCATTACGGTCTGTAATTACACCAATGCTGAACTGAGCAAGAGAGTCTGCCGCTAGTGAGGAGATGCGAGCGCGGAGATTGATTGAAGTAATTGTTTCATCCGCTGACAAAGTGGTAGTTCCGAACTCAGCCTCGTATGAGGCGGGTACGGTTGTGCTAGTACGCAATAAATAAGTGGTGTCAGTATCGTCTGCTAGAACTGCAAAGTCAGAGCCACCTGTTCCAGTAAAGAGAGTATCGCCGTTCCAGTTAGCATTAGGGCGAAGTGTGTACGAAGCCATTATTTAGCCGCCAATTCCTTAGCCAAGATTGCAAATGTCTGTTCAATCTTATCGGTAATCATCTTGATTTCTTCTTCTGTATTCTTAGCGCCTGAAGTATTAACAACAACTTGGAAAGCACCTTGCTGGATGAACTGGTTATTGCCAGATGTGCGTGTAGCCAATTCAGCCTCGGTTAAACGGTTAAGTTGAGTCTGAGCATTTCCAATCAATCCACCAAACGCCGCATCTGCGCCGTACTGACCAATCGCCGCACCTGAGAACGAGATTGCCTTTTGGAGAGAGTTAATCTGAGCAATTGCCTCAGCACCACCACCAAGAATTGATGCCGCAAGTTGAGCGCCCTTGACTGGTCCAGATTCAATAATATCTTTGAGAGCGCCTGAGTCAAGACCCATCGCTTGAAGTGTTGCAATTTGCTGAGCGAACTGGTTGCTCTTATCAAGGCGCTGGCGCATATTCTCAATAAGAGACTTAGCCTTTGGAATAAATCCATCTGGCAACTCAATGCTCTTAAGACCAGCAAAGCCCATGATTGTGTCTTTAAGAGAATCAGCGAACTCACCTGATGCTTTTCGAAGGTCATCTAGTACGCCCTTGATTGAGTCAATACCCGCTTGCATTGCCTCACGGATAGCCTTCATACGGTCAGCCGCTTTTAGAGCATCTTCCGCGGCTTTAGCGCCATCGTCTACCTTTGATGCTTCGTTATATTTCTTTTGCTCCTCAGCAAGAATGTCGCCAAAGCCAAGACCTTGCTTGAGGCTTTCCTTAATCTTGTCAATGAAGTTACCGATGCCGTCTCCTACAGCACCAGCGAAATCTGTATTATCAGCAAACTCCATCATTGTTGCTGATAGACCAATTAGGAACTCACCAGCCTCATCAGCCTTCTGTGCTAACCCATCAATAAAATCACCAACTGTGCGAGCCATGTCAAAGTCTTTTACATCCTGCATCGCATCAATCAAAGTACCTAAAGCGCTAGATGCCATCTTTGCGCCAGAGACCATTACATCAATAATTTTTGCGCCGTTATCTTGGTTGCCAAACTCTTGTACTTTAACAGCAAAATTCTTTAATGTTTTTTCTGTTTTTCTTAAACCATTTTCTACTGCTTCTCCAACAGTAGATATGCCATTGACCATGTTGGTTGTGCCTTTAAGAATTCCATCAAACATTTTCTCGCCAAGACCAACCATGCCTTTAGAAAAACCAGTAACTACATTTTTTGTAGCATCTAATCCGCTATTGATAGCACCAGCGACCATATCTCCTATTTTTGGAATCTTACTAAATAAAGAAGCAATGCCTCTAATCCAGGCAGTCATTTTGTCAAAAGCCCAACCAAGGAAACTGCCAATGCCTTCTGCAATTTTGTTTAGGACACTAAAAATGCCTTCGCCCACATTCCCAATAGCGGAAAGTATTTTTAAGAATATGTTTTTAACTCCGCCAAATAAATCATTAAAGGCTCCAACTAAGTCGGCAATTGCACCAATTACAAAAGCGAAAACCCTGACAATGCCCTCTACCACCAAAGAAATAACTTTGATAATTGCATTAAAAATAGTTTTAACTACATCATAGAGAAGTCCGTGGCTTTCCATAAGGCTAATAAATCCATCTACGACAAACTTAAATGCCTTAAGAATAAATTGATACCAAGTCAAAATAACATCAATAATGAACTCAAATACCTTAACTACCACTTCAAGCAAGAACCCAAAGACTCGCATGAGTAATGCAATGCCCTTCATTACATACCCAGCCGCTTTGACAATCATGGCAAAAACATAAATAACAATTTTAATTACAAAATTAAAGACTGCTTTCATAACATTTCTAAACTTCTCATTTACAGCCATTAACAAACCAATAGCAGTAATCAAGGCAACAATAGCCGCAATATAAACACCAACAGGATTCATAAGCATGATTGCGTTTAATCTCAACTGAGCCGTACTTAAGGCTGTGGTAGCCGCGGTCTGCATTGCTGTAAGTCTAGTTTGGATTGCTGTTATGGCATTTAGAACGGTTACCTGAGTCATATAGGCTAGGTAAGCAACTCCAAGAATTGCTAAGACAAAGCCAAGTGCCTTAAATACATTGATGTAAGTTTTAACAAAGTTAATGCTTCCTCGGACAATTCCAGCAAGAGCATTTATAGCCTTAGCAAGAACGGCAACTCCAATTACGGATATGGTCCCCATGACCTTACCTATTTCTACAAATATTGGGACAATAGGTTTTAACGCGCTTACCAAATTAAGCATTGCGGTTCTAACTTGAGTGGATGTTGCCGCTAAAACAACAAGGGCAACTGGCAAAGGGGACAATTTGCTTAAAATAGAGCCTACGACTGGAACCATGCTAAATAATTGTTTTCCAGCCATAACAGCAAACGCTGAGCCAACTGAGGCAAGAACTGGGAGTAGCATTTCAAATCTTTCAGCCATTGCGGTTATGCTCGCCTGAGAACCCTTTAGCGCTCCATCTAATTTTTCAACTGGAGTTGTAGCCTCAGTAAACTTTTTAACAGCATCGCCCAGTTTAGTCAGAAATGCAGTTATAGGTTCCGTTAGTTTTACAAAAACCATTTGTAGAGCAGTTAATACATTCTTAAACTTTTCGCTCTTGTCAAAGGCTTTTGCTATATTCTTCTCAAGGTCATAAAGACTCTTAATCATTGGTCCAAATGCCTTGAGTAGAACTCCGCCTACTGCTACTTGGATTTCATTATGGATACGAGCAAAAGAACGAAGTACCTTGCCAGGACTATCCATAGCCGCTTCGTAAACTCCAGCAACTTTAGCCGCTTCAGCGAGCGCACCAGTAGCAACTGCCTGTTGCTTTTGCTGATAAGTAAGGGCGTTAGCGCTTACTCCAATTTTTCTTGCAAAAGATTCATACATCTGACCAGCAGATTTTTGGATACCAACAGATTTGAGAACTTCACTTCGACCCGTGATAACTGCGTGGGTGAGCATATTAAATGTATCTGTTGAGTTCTTTCCAGAAATAACAGCAAGGTCTTGAGCCGCTCTCGCCAACTGAGAGGCAAGAGATAAATCTAAATTATTCTGAGCAAACTTAATGGCTGACTGCGATGCAGTCTCCATCTCAATACCCATATCTTTTGTTGCAAGTGCGGCATCTTTAATCGCCTGATAACCAAGACCCGTTGCTTTACCAACGGCGTTCATGGATACATCCAACTCATCTACGCGAGCCGCCGCCATAAATGCTTTAGTGCCAAAAGCAATTAACGCCGCGGTTGCAGTACCCGCCGCAATTCCAATGCCCATGACTGCACCACGCAACCTTGATGATTGCGCGGTGAAGTTATTCATTGATTGGGTAGCCTGTTGCATACCCTTGGTGAACTGTGCTGTTTCAGCGGTTAGCCGAGCGCGAACTTCCATGGTTGGAGTTTCTGCCATTATCGCCTCGCTTTCGCTCTACGCTCTGCCTTCTCTTGCTCTTTTGCCTTGAGAGTCCAAAGCGCAGTCCACTCAGTTAATTCCATACTTGTAAGGGGGCGGTGTGCTGGACTCCCGTAAAGAAGTTCAGCCACCGACCTACCCAACTTTTCTGCTAATTCGAAAAGAAATCTACGCTCAGGATTCTTTAGGAAATCGTGCCTGTGCTTCGTCTACCGCCTCCGCTGTAAGACCAGATGAGCCAAGTGCCTTTGTTGCAAGGCGCTCAACTACTGCACCATTCTTTGACAGAATGGCTTCTCTATCTTGGTCTGTAAAGACTGGTAGACCTGTTGCTGGGTCATAAACAGTTGCGATAACTGTCATTGCGTACATCAGACCGACATCTGTTTTGTCGCCCTTAGATGCGTTTTCACCCAACTTGGCGCGTTCTGCCGCTGTCATTGAACGAACTTCAACAGTTACTCCCCATTCAGGGACTTCAACTGTTTCCTTCGTGATGTCATCGGCACTAAAGATTGTTTCTTTGAGACTCATTTATTTCTCCTTGGGACACTAGGTTGGTCACGATTTATTAAGTTGTATTGCTATTAAATTATGCGTATGTACCGCGTGTTACTGCACCTGTTACCTGGAACTCTGCTGAGTATGTCACGACATCGCCAACAGCGCCAGACTTCTCGTAAGAAGTAAGGATTGCTTCACCTGTGTACTTAACCTGTCCATTTGTTGAACCTTCTGGACCGTATTCGAATGAAACTGTTGCCGCTTGTCCTGCGATTCCTGCAAGGTGAGCATCAACTGTTGCATCAAAGTTTCCTGATGCTGAGATGGTTGAATCTGTCAAACCGACAATGTAGGTCTTTGCAGATGAACCGAATGAAGTTGTTTCAGCGGTCTCAATTGTCTGAGGGAATGAAACATCTGTAAGTGTGTTTGAAATATCGGTAAGTGTGCCACCTGAGTTGTCTACCTTGAATACGGTGGACTTACCATGACGAAATGTAGGCATTTATTATCTCCTTGAAAAAGCCACGATTGGGGTGGCGCTACCTGTTGAACCTGCAACCGTGTAGTTCACGCGCAGGTATCTTGCTACTGATGTTCCAGCCGCAACTTCAATTCGCTCAGATGTTTTCTGAGTTGATGTTACTGCGGTGAATGTCACCAAGTCTGTAAAGGTTGAGTTGTCGGCTGACTGCTGAACCTTCACGGTGATATTTCCGTTACGAGTATTTGTCGGAACAGAAAGAAACGCAACTCCACCGTTTGCTGATGAAGCGCCATTGTCCACGCCAGTTCCGTTACCAGTCGCGGTGACGGCTGAACCAGAGGACAAGATGACCCCATGCTCTACGCCTTCAGATGACTGGAACTCAGCACTTGCCTGAACAACATCTGCAATTGCACCTGATACTTCGTATGAGGTGGTATCGGACTCAAGCATCACGGCACGATAGCCATTAGCGTGACCTTCTTCGGCAACAATAACTTTCTGCTTTGTTGCTCCTCCGAGGATTGTTGAGAAATAATCATCTGTACCTGTTGAATCGGTACCTTCGAAAAGACCGCTGAGAGATACTGTTCCATCTACAAGCCCAGGAATGAACTCCTTAGCGCTTGACCCGAATGTACTTGTCTCTGCTGTCTCGACTGTTGTAGCCGCTGACACATCATTGAAATAAGATGAAAAATCAAACTCATCTACGAATACTTTTACACTTTTACCGTGACGGAATGTAGGCATTATTTCTCCTCAACTGGGCGCTGGTGAATTGTTCCATCTTGAAGAAAGCCATCGCCATCGCCATCTGTGGCATCTGGGTCAAATCCATCTTCTTCTTTGACAGCCTCAACTGGAGCCTCAACGACTGGCTCAATGATTGGCTCAACTTTAGGTTCTTCGATTTTCTTTGCTGGCTTAGAGGAATCCTCAATAGCGCCAGACTCAAGTAGCCACTTGATTGAAGCGGCTGGCAAATCTTCTACGACATCGCCAATTTCGGCGCGTTTGTTTGGTGGGTAATCAATACCCTGAAGTACACGGTACTTAGCCATCTATTCCTCCTTGACGGCGCATGGGTAGCCCAAGTACACCGTCTAAGGTCACACGGACACGGAGGTAAGACGACTAACTCGGGCGACTAGCGCACATTAAGGAAAGTGTATCAGGCATGAAAAAACCCCTTGGGCTTCTCCGTCACCAAGAGGTTCTTTCAGGAATTAACTTATCAGACTAAAACCTTTGCTTCGACATAATCTGAACTGACAAATACTTTTTCTCCAGATTCAAGGACAATGCCAACGCGCTTCAAGATGGACTCGCCGTTCCAAGTCTCGTAGCCGAGCCAGAAGATTTCACCCTCTGTTCCCTTTGCTACTTTGCGACCCTTGACCACGACAACTTTCTGACCTTTGACGATTTGACCCTCGGCTAATTGGCTCTGTAAAAATTCTTGGTACTCAACAATTTCCTTCTCGTCACATTTGTGAACTGGATAGATAGCCTTACCACGGTCTCCGTAGTCAGCAAATCTGCTTGAAACAATCTCGACACTAGCGATGTAGAACTTGCCACCTTTGGACTCGCACTTAACAACTTCGCGCCCACACTTGAAGCAAGGCTTTGAACCTTCGACTGGTCTTGCCATTTCTATCCCCTTTCGTTACAGGAATAGCATATCACACCCCAGTTAGTTATTCAAGGGTGCGCCCTCACAACAATTAGATTTCTGGTGGCAATGGGGGCAAAGCCAGCGGGTCGAAATCGGCTCGTACTCTTTGCCGCAAAAATCGCACTCAAGCATCTCGGCGAGCGCGTTCCTCTCGAATCATGGCTAAGGTCAGGAAATATCCGATGCCGTCTACGACTGTATCTGGCTTGGTGATATGGGCTTCTCTTGCAATCTTAACTCCCACCATGCAAAGGCTTACCTGCTCCGCTGTGACCTCTATACCGAGGATAGCGCTCCAGATTTGAGCCGCCCTAGTGAAGTTATCCAGAGGATGCCCGTAAGCCTCCTGTCGGTCTCCAGAGACGAGTTCAGCCGCAAAGAGGGCTATGTCTCTAGGGTCATTCATTGAAGCAGTTGGAGGTCTGTTATCCCCCGCTCCGACACAACAAATGTCAGAACTCCTACATCCGCAGTTTCCCCCGTTGATTGACTCCACCATACGCTTCCCCCATCTAGTGCTGGGGCTTGGAGCCATTTAACTCCACCCCAATCTGCCATCTTCAAAGAGTGATAATGACCAGTCACAAGAATGTCACAATCGCCAATCTTATTGCGCCCTAGGGTTTGGTCAGCAATCCATCTACGAAGTTTTGCTTCAACTCCTGACCCAGCCCGAGCCAGATGTCCGTGAGTAATTCCAATAATTTTTGTACCCGCTTCAACTGTCAGCGATAGGGCATCGGTAGGGATAGCGAACTTGATATGTCCGTAGGCTTCAGGATTGGCTTGGAAGATTTCAGCCACGGACTCAACTAGGGCTACATCGTCATTATCATTAAGGGTTGTAAAGGCTTTACCGTTCTTACGATTCTCGCCATGGTTTCCGCCAATCGCCGCAACTGTGATTTCTGGAGCGAACTTAGACCAGCGGATTAGGGCATCACGCAAGAGACGGCGAGCAATCTTTACTTGGTCTCGTCTATCAACTTCAACTGTAAAAGTCTGGATGTCATAATGTCCATCGCAACCTTCAACTAAATCACCGAGACAAAGGACTGTTATGGATTCAATGGGTCTGCCCATCTTCTTCAACTCTTTGTATCGGGCTTCAACATCATCAATGGCTTGGAGCCAACGACCAACTAATCCTTTAAGTCCATCTCCATCTTTCTTGCCTACCTGCCAGTCAGCGGCAACTACAACAAGACTAGCCGCGCCTTCAATAAGTGGCTTTCTTTCTCTAGGCTTATGCTTTCGTATCTCTTGAATCAAATGGTCTATATCGGCGCGTTCTTTAATGCCTTTACGAACGACCTTGCCTTTCCATTGGCGGTTCAACGCACCTTCGGTGTTTCCCCACACATTGAAAAGGACAGGCTCGACAACTGCGAAGTGTTCGGGGTCCAGACCCCAGAGGCGGAGAACTCCTGACCAATCTGGGTGAGCATCTCCTGGCATCGGCTCTGTAGTTACTAATCCTTCATTGCCATCCCAGGTAACCCCAGGAGTCCATTCAGCACTACGCTTACGCGATTCAACTGGCTGGGTCGTATTGTTTTCTGAAGTCTTTAGTAAGTTTTCGAGAGCATCGTCTAAATTCATTTATCGCACTTACATCCATCTAAGCCTTGCATACGCCTACGGTGTCGGCGAATCACATTTGAACTGATTTCGAAGCCATAGTCTGCAAGGACTTTAGCAATCGCTGAGCCTTCAACTAATGGGTTCAAAAGAGCCTCCGCAAGTTTTGTAGAAAACGCTTCAGGCAACTCAGATAGCAATGCACCCATGGCGCACTTATATCCAGGAAGTGTTTTCTTTCCGTGGAGGGAGTCTAACTTATTGCTAAATTCATCCAGATTTATTCTTTGACTTACATCTTGGACATCGTATACTCCACGGGCGCGTTGCTGACTCAAAGAGGAGCCTGTCGCATTTCCAGCACCTTTGGAACTCGTCTGTCGTTGCGTTTCTGCCATACGGGTCTACCACTCTCTCTTGGGGAGCCAATGGCTCCTGTGTTACTTCCTCACTAGACATCGAAAATTCACCGATAGTAGTGGTCGCTGTTTTGGGTCTACACCCAATGGGTTTACGCTACCCATTGGCTCTATACGCAAAATCTGGACATTGGAAATTGTGACATCAGTTACCGAAGCAAGCAAGTTTCGAATCACCTCAACTGCATCTCGCGCCGTTGGATAATCTTCACGACCAGCACGACAAATAACTTGAATCATTGGATAATCAATTGCAATTCCGCCATTACCCATTGTGAAGGCTGGCGGAGTTCCTGAGTTTTCAAAGACTGCTGTACAGACATCTGGGGACTCAGGCAAAGTGCCAAGAAATAGATTTGTGCCGAGGGTGCCAAGGCTGTTGGTCACCAAGTAATCCCCTATGGATTCTAGGATTGTTGCCATTAGACTGCCCCGTTCTTTCTGATTAGGTCAATAATACGCTGTGCCATGTTTCTCTGAATATCTGGCAATCTCTCCATGAAAGGTTGCTCAAGATATTTAGCCTGTGTTGGAGCATTGTGTTTGTAGTACATAATCTCATGGACATAAAGGGCGTATGGAGCCGCTGGTCCTCCAAAGAAAATATCAACTCCAATGCCTTGAGGAGTATTCATAGGAGCCGAGACTCCGCCTGAGCCACGCAAAGCGCCTGTATCAATAGGGGTCAAAATCATGGCTTTAGCAAAAATCATATTGGCTTCTTCAAGGATTACTTGACCAACTACTTTGCCAGCATCCCTGCCTGATACCTCTAAAACATGGCGTAGTTGCTCTGCCCCATCAATTTCAAATGAGAATGTTTGAGCCATAATTACCGCCCAAAGCGTATGACGGTGTGATGCGCTCCGTTTTCATCTGCGAGATTATCAACTGCATTGATGGTAAATGTGTCGTTTCCGACCACCATCCTATGAGATACGGTGATTGAAGTCTGTGGACCGTTGGTGATAAAGCGCCCAATATCGGTAACTTCAACTCCCTGAACATCTCGGCTACGAACTGTGTCATAGATAAGGCGACCAGTAGCCGTGACATTTGTGCCAGCATTGCCATAGGTAGTTTTGTTGTATTTATCAACTGAAGCCTTGGGTGTAAAGACCACGGTATCGGTCATAAACTCTGTGACTTTTGAATAGATAGCATCCATTGTTGCTATCCCCCTATTCTACGATGCGTGTTTCGTAGTAAGAGTTTGGGTTATCCATCTGACCAACAACAAAGTCTGTTGCAAAATCTGTAGTTGTCTTGTCATCTGTGGACTTCAAAGCATCGGACTTAGCCCATGGTGCAGGTGGAGATTTACGCATCTTGCGTTGGAATAGGCTGTTAGCCAACTCTTTGTAATGAGCAATCTTTGAACTGTAAGACTCAGAGACAGATATATCTCCAACGCTCTTTGAACTGCTATCGGCTAGACGGGCAAAACGAGCGATAAGGATTTCGGCACATTCACGCGCCGCATCGTAGGCATCGCCATTCCATTCAGTAATAACATAACTTAATTCTTCGTCTGAGAAAAGCGCATCAGTTGAATCTGTGTCATTGAGCAAAAAGCGAACATAGTTTCGAGTGGAGGTACTCGGGTCGCCTGAGTATGTAAAAGTCATTACATACCACCAAGGAATAACATGGATGTGCGAACAAAGTTCTGAGTTGCAAGAATATCCGACTCATTAGGCAAGGTGACTGTCACATCTTCTGTCGGTTCACCTGCCGAAAGAGTAAGTTCATAAGCATCTGCTGTAGTTCCTTCAAATACAATGTTTTGAGTGAAAGCCAACTCAAGCCCTGTTTGCTGACCAGTAAATGTTGCGTTGCTAATTGTTGGTGAAGTCAGCGCTGTAATGGCTGTTAGATTTCCAGTTGTAATAACCGTTCCAGAAGCATCTGGCAAAGTGATTGTTCGGTCAGCCGTTGGGTTAGTTACTTGAAAAGTGGTTTCGCTTCCATCAGCGCTTGAACCTTCAAAAATAATGGCTGTCGGTACTTCAATATTAGATGTAAATATTGGAGATGCCGCAAGGATGTAGTTATCTAACTCGTTATCAACATCTGTAGCCAAGTTTTGAATATCTGTATGAACGGCAGGGTTATCTCCTGCGCTTGGATAGCGCAAACCTTTGGTTGTTGTACCTGCCATTTTATACTCCTATTGGGTAATAATTAGATTACGAGAACTGCGGCTTCTTCTTCAGTAAGAGTCTCGCCAGCAACAAGTTTTGCGCGAGCAGAAGCCTTAAGAGCCTCTTTTACATCTGCTTCAGCCTGGCGAGTTGCCTCTGCTTCAGCCGCCGCCGCCGCATCTTGGTCACGCTGAGCAATCTCAGCGGGTGTCAAATCAATATATTGCTGACTCCCAGTTGCTAGGTCTACTACAAGTTTCTTAGGTACATCACTCATTTACTGTCGCCTTCCAATCGGTTGTTTCTTCATCCCAGACATATATGATACCGTCAGTTGGATAAGCAACTGGGGCTTCCCAACGACAAGTTTCTTCATCAAGAATCCAAGATGGATATGGTTTAGGAGCAATGAACGCATCGCGCTCTGCATCATAAGACATCCCAATTCCTGCATAATTCTTGCGGATGTTGCCGTTATATGAGGTCTTGACCCAAGTACCGCCAAGACTATTCATAAATGCTTCTCCTTCATCTGCCTCGCTGTTGTTGCCAACGAGTACACGGAGAACAATGTTGTTCTCGTCAATCTCTGCCCAATGTGACATATTTATTTCTCCTTATACCATTGCGTATCTAATAATTACTATACCTGAGCCACCTGCTCCATTAGCCGCAGGATAACCGCCAGCACCACCGCCACCGCCACCAGTATTAACGGTTCCAGCAGAACCAGCACTTCCGTTTGTGCTTCCGTTTCCACCGCCACCAGCACCGCCTGGACCAACATTACCGCCAGCAACACCAGAATCTCTGCCGTAACCACCGCCGCCGCCGCCAGCATAGTAATTGCTAACACTAGTATTGGTTGGAGATGCAAATGCCGAAATTGCTACACCAGCACCACCAGCACCACCAGTTCCAGTTCCGCCTGAACCTGATGGACTTCCACCTGCGGTACCTGCACCACCACCGCCGCCACCCGCAGAGCGATTGTCAAGAACATTACCGCCTAATGCACCTGCGCGACCTTGATTAGCGGTACCTGAACCAGCGCTACCTAACCCACTACTGTCTCCACCACCAGAACCACCTGTAATTCCGCTAAAACTTTGGAAACTTCCACCACCACCGCCCCCAACAGATGTTATGGTTGAAAATGTAGAGTTACTTCCAGAATTACCTGGTACATAAAAGTTACCTGATGTAGTTCCAGCGCCACCAGCGCCGATAGTAACTGTGTAATTTTGCGCTGTAAGTGATAATGCGGTTTCAAGCGAACCACCACCGCCTGTTGCGGTTACAGTTGAACGAAGTCCACCCGCGCCACCACCGCCGCCATAGTATCCAGTACCACCCGCGCCACCACCTGCAACTACTAAGTAGTCACAAGTCAATGCTTTAGTAGGAGTAAATGTTCCTGAACTCAAGAAAGCGTGATACCAATAAGTACCATCATTAGCAACGATGTTTCCGCCTGATGCAAATGGAGCGGTTACTGGAGTTGTTCCGAGTGCCGCTACGCCGTATAGCGAGAAGGTACTACCTGCCGTTAAGTTTCCAGATGTTGTAAGAATAACCAAGGAACTAATTGCGCTTGATTGCGACCAAAGCCCTGAACTAACTCCCATAATAGCGGCTGAACCATTTGTTTCAGTATTGTAATCTACAGATATAGACTTGCTTCTAGATGAAGTATAATTTGGAATATACCACTCAATATTACTAAATGTGTTTGCGGTTGATGTACTGCCTACTGATGAAGCGTAAGCAATTGTGTCATTAAAACTTGAAAGAGCAGAACCACTTCCTTGAACATTTCTAGATGACATATTAGTGCTACTACCATTAGGGTTAATTCTTAAGGCGATTGCTTGTCCACTATAATCTGAGCGAACAGAACCAACAATCTTCAAATCGGTATAACCAGTCTGGGGTATGTTGTCAAAGGTTACAGATGCCGCGGTTTGAGTAAGGTTAATTGTCTCTAAAAGAATATAATTTTGTGCCATTTTTTATCCCCTTACGCTTTTAAGTAACGAATAATTACAATGCCTGAACCACCAGCGGCTCCATTGCGTGAATTGACACCAGTATATGCTCCACCACCGCCACCTGAGCCAGAATTATGAACTCCCGCTACTGGGTTTAAGTTTCCAGTAGCCGAGTTTTCTTTAGCACCATTTCCACCGTTAGTTCCACCGCGACCAAGTTCCATAGTGCCTGATGCTAAATAACCACCACCGCCGCCACCCGAGGCTAGTATATTGATGCCGCTAAGATTTAACCCAGAGAATATTGTAGAAATTGCTTTACCTTCTCCACCATCACCAGGATTACCTGATGCCGCCGCGGTACCAGCAGAAGTAGCACCACCACCACCCGCACCGTGGTAGTTATTTGCCGCGCCAAACCCAGGCGCTCCGCCAGCATTTGTATTGCTTCCTGATGCACTTCCGCCGACAGTTCCAGTTAAAGAAGCACCTCCGCCAGAACCACCAGTTTTACCGTTTTGGTTTCCGCCTGTTCCATCACCAGAACCACCACCACCACCGCCTAGAGCAGTAGTTATAGAAGAAATACTTGAGTTTCCTCCGTTGTAACCAGGTACGGTTTGAGATGTTCCAGTTGCTCCACCATTGCCAATTGTTACTGTATAACCAGTTCCAGATGTATATGTGCCTCCAGTATTAACTGCGATTTCTCCACCACCACCACCGCCGCCGTTATTCCATCCGCCACCACCACCACCGCCAACTACGACAGCATCGGCAGTAATAGTTGATGTTGGTGTAAATGTTCCAGATGCTCCGAAGATATGATAAAAATATGTAGTATCAGAATAAATTGTTCCACCAGTTGCTTTAGGTGTAGAACTTGCACTTTCTGATTTTATTCCATAAAGCGAGACGGTTGTACCGACACCAAAACTTGCGGCGTACTGCATTGTAATTGATGTTATTGCAGATGTACTTCTGTATAAATTTGCCCAATAACCAGTATAACCAAACTGTCCAGGATTTTCTCTATTCAAAATAGTTTTGAATGTAGTGGTGTTTGAGTAATTCATAAAATGGAGTATGCTTAAATGAAGATTAGCAGAATTTGTCATTGCCGCTCCAGAACTAAGCCAATTACCAGATGATAAGCCTGTGCTTCTAAAAGATACTGGTGTGTTGGTGTCTAGTCCCGCCAATGTGGTATTGCTGTATATGGCGCTTGTATCGCCATTAACAATAAAAGTTCCAGCACCCGACCCGTTTGGCACAACATTCATAACTACTACTAAATCAGTATAAGTTTGCGGTATGCTATTAAAAGTTGCAGAAGTAGTTGTGCTTCCTATTGTAACTTTATCTAATTCGACATAAGTATTATTAGCCATTATTTAACTCCGTAAAGTGCAAAGGAACTGTATGCGGCGATATTTGCTGAGTTGCCTGAAGCCAAAGTTATACTGTTAATTGCTTCAATATTTGTAGGCATCCATAGAATACTTCCCATTGTGATGTAGCCAGTTCCGTTCATATCGAAACCACGCAATGTGCGGAGAGTTTTATTTTTAGTTGTTGAACTGTAATCAAGAATATCCATCACGCCACCGCAAAATACATTTGCTAAATTTGTCGCAGTTGGAACAAGAAACCCAGTAGGCTGACCACTCAATCCAAATCCATCGTTATATGCGCTCGAACCATCTCCCTCCATACGGCGACTATAGTAGTTAGAACCAGAGTCACCATTAAAGTTAATCCATAGATTATCTAAAGAAGAACCTCGGTCAGTTCTAGCGAGTACACGGAGTTGAAGATGCTTATATCCGCTAGGGAGACCTGAAAAAGTTACAGTAGATGTAGCGGTAGCAAGAGTTACGGAAGCCAAAGAATCATACGCACCAAATGGACCAGCGTAAGCCGCTTCACTTGCGCCTTTACCAAATCCAGCACCATAAGCCGCAGAAGCGCGACCAGCAATAATTGGCATGAGCCGTCTCCCTTATGCGAACTTAGTTTGTGAGGCTAGTACCGTAAAGGTAGCGCTTCCTGTCTTGATAATGGTGTAGACATACGAATCAATTGAGGATGCGTTTCCTGCGCTAAATGCTGTTCCTGTTATGTACTTAGGAGTAACTGCGTTTCCATCAATTGTAAAAGCATTTGAATAATAAGCAGTTGAACCTTGAGTAGCCAAGAAAACAATAGTCATTGAATCATTTGTTGTAAGCGAGTCGTTCAAAGTTGTAGAGCCATCTCCACGAACATTGAGAGTCCAGTTGCCTGTGGCATTTGATGTGTAGTAGAGAACGCCTTGAGTAAGAGCATCAAATTGAACTGTTGAACCCGCCGCAGTAGCAGATACAGTTAAGCGCTCCTCTGGAGACTTTAAGATTGGAGTTGTAAGAACTGGGCTTGTTCCAAAGACTAGAGCGCCTGAGCCTGTTTCGTCTGTAATAGCGGAAGCAAGGTTGGCGCTTGATGGAGTTCCAAGAAGTGTGGCAACTCCTGTACCAAGAGAAGTAATTCCAGTTCCGCCATTTGCAACAGGAAGTGTTCCAGTTACGCCTGTTGTAAGAGGTAGTCCAGTTGTATTTGTAAGTGTTCCTGATGCTGGAGTTCCAAGAGCAGGAGTGGTCAAAGTTGGACTGGTTAGTGTCTTATTTGTAAGAGTATCTGTTGTATCACGAAGAACTACTTGACCCGTTGCATCTGGCAAGGTAATTGTTCGGTCAGCGGTTGGTTCTCCAGCGCTTAAAGTTGTCTCAAAAGCATCGGCTGTAGTACCTTCAAAAACGATAGACTGATTAAAGGCAATCTGCAATCCACTTTGCTGACCTGTAAAAGTCGCATCGGTAATTACTGGTGCTGTAAGAGTCTTGTTAGTAAGTGTTGCAACTGCATCTGCGGTGACTCCTGCGCCACCATTCGTGGTGATTGCCATATTATGCTATCTCGCTTCCGAACGCGCTGAATGAAAAACTTGTAGATGATGCGTAGACAGTTACTACATCTGAAGCATCAATAGTAAGACCAAGGGTATAAGCCGTAGTTGTATTGGCTTGGATTGTTGCATCATAAACGACATAGTGTTCAGTTGCTAAAGTCGCTCCATTTGGGCGTACTGCAATTCGATATGTGCCACTTGTGCCAGCCTGATTACAGATGGTGATGGTTGAGATAACCGTCTGTGTAGATGCAGGGCAGGTGTAAAGAGTTGTGGCAGTTGTGGCTGATGGGTTTGATTGCCCAAGAACCTTGTAAGTAGTTGCCATGCGGTTATCCTCCGATGAGTAATAATGGACTAATAGTACCAGCCGAGTTATTTGAGGCTGTTGTAGCGCTTGATGATGCTGAAGCCGCGTAACTCTGCGCTGAAGTTACGAATGTTCCAATGTCCTCACCCGAGATGTTATAGGAAGCCGCGGTGAGAGCGGTATAGGTTGCAAAAGCCGTATCTAACGCTGTGTATGTGGCATAGGCAGAACCGATATACCAGTATTCGCCTGATGCTGGGAAAGTATCCGTAGACTGGTTAATCAAAGCATCAAGGGCAGTAATATTGGACTCAAGAGAATCCCAAGAAGTTTGGTCTACTGCCTGTACGAATGTTTCAGATAGCGATGGGTCTGGGCTAATGTCTGCTAAATCGAGAGAACCAACTGTGGTGTAAGGGATGCTAATTGAGTAGGTACGACCATTGGGAAATGATTCTTCAACTGTGTAGATAAAAGGGTTAGGCACTACATCTGGGTCGTTGGTCGCTGGAAGCGATACAGAGAATGAACCTGAACTCAAAGGCACGACCACGCTAGATGGAGCAACCATCTGGTCATCTGTACCGTTACGCAAGACCTCACCAATACTAAAGCGAATCTGACCTTCAATTGGTGTGCCTTCAAAATCTACATAGGAGCCAGTTACGGTAACTGAAGTTAGGTTTGGACCTAGAGCCATTACGCACCTACCAAGAATAATAAGTCGAACTTAGACTGCTCAACAGTTTCGGCTGAATTCTTAGATGCAAGGGCGCTGGCAGTTGCCGCACTCAAAGCATCAGCATTGGTCTCAGAGGCATCTGTAGCGCCTTCTAGGGCTGTTAAAAGGGTATTTGAAGCGGTGTATTCGGCTATCGGTACATACGGCTCTGCCACTTTATACTCCCATCATCATTAACTGATTAGTAGTGAAATTTGCTACTGAACTAGCCGCTTTTGAAGCGGCTGTTGCGTAAGCCTGAGCATTGCCTTCGTAATCTGAAGCATTGACAACAATCTCTCTGATACCGCTTGCATCGTTATAGCGGGTCAATAGACCTTGGTATTGGTCAATAGTGATGTAGGAAGCCGCATCGGTCTGAGAAAGGGCTGTAAGCAGGTCTGCAAGGTTCTGTGTAGTACCTGCTACTGAAAGCGGTAGCGCAATCTGGAAAGTACGACCAGAGGTAAAGTTTTCAACTATCGTATAAATAAAAGGTTGTGGAGTCACATCTGTATCAGAGGTGACGGGTAAGGTAATCGTGAAAGAGCCTGTTGCATCTAATGTCTTAACAATATGAACTGGCATGATGTGGACATTAAGAGTTTTTTCTTTCAAGATGGTCTGAGGCTCAAAAGTGATTGAACCTCGAACTGGATTACCCAATAAATCTACATAGGTACCAGCCACCGTTACGGTTGAGAGGGATGCTGGTAGTGCCATGATTAAGCGCCTTGACGAATTACATTAACTGTCTGTGTTGATGAAGCAACTACGCCGTAAAGTTTTTCACCATCTTGCATTTCAACTGAAAAGGTGATTCCAGCGGCTAGTTCAAATCCATAGGCGGTTGTAGTCACGCCTTCTCCACCTAGATAGACGGTAGCGCCTCCAGCGGGATTCTGGACTGAGACGGTCTGACCATCTTTTCCAGCATAGTTAGATGAAATCTGTGTTGGTGTAGTTCCAATTGATACTCGTTGGTGCGAGATTGCCATGATGCTCCTTTAAGAAAAGGGGGTGACTCATTTTACTGAGCCACCCCTCTCGATTACTTAGGGGCGACTTCTTTCTTCGCCTTTGGTTTTTCAACTGCTTCAACCTCTGGCTCGGCTTTTGGCTCTACCTTTGGCTTTGCTGTTTCTTCGATAATTCTAATATAGCGACTGCGGTTTAGAGCCTTTGCGTGTTTCCATCCCTTGACATCAATAATGTCTCCAGACTTCAACAGGCGACCATCAACCACCATATTCTTAAGAATTTCTGCTTTCATTACGCAGTCATATCAATCCACACATACGAGAATGTACGCGCTGTGTCGTTGATTGCTGAACCAGTTGGGTTGTAAAGATAGATTGAAACTGTGTCTGCCGCTGAAACAGCCGCTCCACAGAAAATCAAATCATCATTTAGGTCTGCTGGTGGGTTTACGATAATGATGTCAGTTGTCTTAGCACCTGTAAGAGTGAAAGTAACTGAACCGCGAGTTGTAGCGTTAATTGATGCTGGGTCTACTGATGCTGTACCAAAATCTAGTCCATACACCATATCGCCAGTTGAGCCTTGAATAGCACCAACTGAAACTTCACCGCGAGAAATACGATTTACTTGAGGCATTTGTTTTCCTTTTCTAAAATTTGATTTATTAAGAAAGAAGGGGAGAGCCTTTTCAGACCCTCCCCTTCACTCAACTTAATTATGCAACGATTGTGTTCCAGAAGTAACCGAGGTCTGCTCCGATTACCTTGTTATCAAATGCCATTTCCGCTTCAATGCGGTCTGACTTGATTGACTCCATGCGGAACTGTGAAGTTCCAACAGTCTGTCCGAGACCACCTGAAACACCTGTCCAAGCGAATGTGTAACCCGCTGAAGGTGTAAGAAGTCCTGGGTTTGGAGCAACATGGGTAAGGAGTGCGCCCTTGCCAAATGCAAAGCCGTAAGCCTCTGATGCGCCTTCGTTGTTTGTAGCCTTGACAGCCTTTGCAACCATAACGCGTGGAATGTCGAACATTGCCGCGAGCATATCGGTTGTGATTGTCTGTGAAGATGTGTACTTGATACGGTCTACAAGGTCTGGGTGATTCTTAAGAGCCTTGAATACATCGTATCCGAGAACGAGTGTGTTTGCTTCCATTCCTGTATTACCAAGAATCTCAGCCTTACCTGACTCGATGTCAGCGATTGGGTCTGATGATGCGTAATCTGACCAATGCTTTGTCTCGCCTGATGATGGAGCGCCAGCAACACCTGTTACATCGTCAGCCCATACGCCAGTTGTGAAAAAGTCGCTTACGAACTGAAGTTCGCGGCGAAGCATCAAACGGCGAGTAACGAACTCTGTCGCCTCACGGAGAGGGTTCAAAGGTGAGTCTGCGTTAGCAAGTGTCTGGTCATCTACATCCTTGTGGAACGCCCAGACATCTGCTGAGTATGTTCCAGTTGAAAGGTTGTATCCGCCACCAGCAGATTCAGTTCCAGGTGCGCGGCGCTGAGCCTCGTCACGGAACCAATCGTTCTTGGTGTAGGTGAAGTATTTGTCAGACTTCTTATCCACAGGAATAACTGGGAATACCTTGTCTGCAATGAAGTTATCTTGGTTCTGTAAATAAGCAACCGAGATGTTTGTGAGAATAGCATCAATGTGAACGCTATTGATATTTGGCTGTGGCATTGTTAGTTATCCCCCTTATGCCGCTCTGCCTGGATTGGCACAGTTAATAACTGCTGTAACGATGTTTCCATCTGCCGCAGATTCGGTTAGTAGTGTTCCTACAACATACTTTGTTGTATCTGTTCCAGCGACAAGAGCGACTGCCTTGCCTGTTGCACCTGTACCTACAAGTGCGCCTTCGCCAATTGCGGCTCCAGCAACAATCTTTGTTCCGCCAACAACAAGCACTTCTGCTTCCTGTCCTGCGGTTGGTGCGTTCTGAAGAACTCCGATTGGAATATCAGTAGCGCCAGAAGCCGCCGCTACATTTCCGCTGGAATCCAACTTTACAAATGTGTACTGCTTTGAGGAAAGGTCTGCCGCCGCTACGAGGGTGACCTTTACCGAGTAATTACTGATTTCGTATGCCATGTTTAAGCACCCTTTTCGTTACGGTATTGGACATAAAGTTCAGGATTCTGTGATGCAACATCAGCGAACGCTTGTTCGAATGACTTTGCATTTCCATCCTCAACTGCTGACTTTGCCAAAGCGGTCAAACGACCATAGGCATCGCCTGTAGTGAAGTCTGCGGATTTCCCGATTTCCGCAAAGATGTTTGCTGATTCTGCTTGTGCATTGACAGATGTGAGGATTTCCTCAACTGACTTTGCTAGGTCTGAATCAACTGCTGACAAGCGGCGAAGCGCTGGTCCGACCTTCTCTGCATCAAGATTCAAATTAGAGAATCCCTTTGCCTTTTCAATTGCTTCAGCATCAGCCTTAGCCTCGCGCTCCTTGCGGAGTTCTTCGGTTGCTGTTTCTGCTTGCTTCTTGAAATCTTCAATCATTTTGACGACTGACTCTGGAGCAGACTTTAAGAATTCTGCTTCATCCGAGGTTTCTGACTTAGACATTTCAACTTCATCTTCCTTCATTTCTTCGGAAGCGATTTTGGCTTCAAGGTCTGCAATCTTCTTCATTGCTTCCTCAAGTGTCATTTCAGCCTTTTCAACCTGCTCATCAGTAGCCGTAGTAGTTACTTCATCCTGTGTTACATCAGGCATGATTTCCTCCTCGGTGAGCGATTCGTCTAAGACTCTCTGAACTTCAGATTCATCGGCTGATTTCATAACCAGCCAACCTTCATGTAGATGTGCAGGGTGGTCTACCCCAGATGTTTCCTCAATGACTAAATTCGCCATTTTGCGAGTACGAGCCAACATTCACTCCTAACGAAAAGTGCCTACTTGAACCAGTATGGACTGGAAAATAAACACGGGTCTTGACTGGATAAGAATAACACAGGTGTAATTTCGACCTTTTTTACTGGTTAATCAAAATCCTTAGATTGGTCAGGGCGGCTATCAAATCCTCAAAAGCCATCATTGAAAATGGGTTATCGCTTTGCCAGAATCGGGCAACTCGGAAATGAAAGTCTCCCTCACCCATCTCGCTCCAGACAAAAAATACCTGTGAATCATTAGGTAACTTAGCCACTAGCCCAGCAAATCTAGGCGCTGTTGTAACTGGATTTACCTCTAACCCCATACCGCGAAGAATGCTCGCGGTGTCCTCAATGATGCTTTTCATTTAATTCGTATATCTCTGACTTGGGGTAATTCGGGATGGGCGCAAGATGTCCATATCATCCATCCAGCGTGGGTCATCCGCATCTAATTCTTCGAACTCACCCTCGGAGTCATCGTCTGTCGAGTGAAACTTAGGATGGTCACGATAGTTTTTTGGTTCTGGGGAATCTTCGCCCTCTGAATCGTCTGGGTTGTATTTCCCGTTAGCCCAAGCCCCATGTGATGCTTGGTCGTGATTACCGTGTTTGGCTACTGCTACTTTTTTTTTAATGTAGACATCTTATGACCAACCTTAGTTTCGGTTGGCTTGCCATCACGGTACAACTGGATAAGAACTGCTGGGTCATCTTCAGTTCCTTGAATAGTAAAACTTGAATCAGGCACATTGATTTTGCCGTTTGATACAACGCGAACTACTTTGCCGCTTGCACTTCCACCTGATGAATTCCAAGAAACCATATCGCCTCTTGATACAGAAACAGCCTTCTTCATTGAATAAGCCATGTCGCGCATAGCCTTTTCTATCATTGATTTAGCGTAACCCTTAAGACCTGCGATTCCCTTTTGATTGACTTCTTCTTCAATCATCGCGTATTCGTCATCCTTCATGTTTTTCATAGGACCTTTACGAAGTTCGGTGAGAATCTTTTTGTCTTTCATTTGGTTTCCTTTGGCTTTTTCTTCTTTGGATTCATAATTGTATCAACATGAACATCATTGACCCCTGGACCATCTTCCTTCTCAACTTCTTCCATATCAACATAAAGGCGTTCAGCCTTACCGCCGATTGAGTATCCAAGAATCTTTCCAGATTTAACTAATTCCCAAGCCCAAGGCTCCCAGATAACACCAAGAAATACTGTGTTTGCTGGATAGGTGTGGTTCACATCAATACCGCTTAGGGTCTGGATAGGAACTGTTAATTCATAAGGGAACGCCATTACTTCGACCCATTCACCTGCGACTACATCGCGGTTATGTTGAAGTCTGATACGGCGGTCATTGCTCTTTACATAATCCCAGACGGCTCTCTGCAACTCATCTGAATCTGTCCATTCACCATGAGCATCAATGCGGTCTGGAATGTACATAGCCCCAAGCGTGTAGCGCTTTTCGCCCTCCGCTTTTGATACTTCGTACTTGCCGATGTTTTTAACTACTTCGACAATAAAAGCATCTGGAAATATCTTTGCGGCTATCTCTGGAGTTACCTCTTGGTAATCCATTGAGCCATCTACGAGAGCCTTAACCAATCGGTCAGTCGGCTCCCAATCTCCATGCCACTCCATCTCAAACTTGGCATCTGGGGCATCTAGCCCTAGACGGAAAAGCGTGAGCGGATTGCCTTGGAGGTCTACCTTTACGAAATAACGCATACGGCTACCCCTCTCTCTAGGTTCCAGGACATTTTACCAACTGGGGTTGATTTTATCAAGCCAGCCTGTCGTGCTGTCTCGTACTCCTGTACGACTAGCGTTCCCATGGTTAGGAGCGTAGCCATGTTGGTTGGGCGAGGGATTGACTTAGCAATATCTACCATCTGTGACCAATAGCCTTGGCGGGATGTCTCGTTGGTTTCAACTCTGTACTGCTCATAGATTGGGTGAAGTTGTGATTCCTTTGCCTTGAATGAGCGAGGAGTGTGCAACTGAACTTCGACTGTGATGCCATCCTTTGTAGCCTTAATATTGGCTCCATCGTAAGGGTCGCCTGTCTGCCAGAAATTCTTTGTACGCAACTTAAATCCAGCCGACTCAAGCGCCTTGATGGTTCGGTCTGCTCCAGCGGTGTACTCATCATCTGGCATTGTCATCGTGTAGCGAATTGCATCTGAAATGTTCTCAGCCGCTTTTTGATGGTCACCGCCAAAGTCTTTCTCTGCATCTAAATCAATTTTGCGAGCCAATGAATCTGTTGTTTTAACTCTGTACTGAAGCCCGATAAGTTGTCCACCTGACATCTTTGCAAGGTCTTGCATCAATCCAGTTACCTGTGGTTCAACTGAAAGAATTCTGTCGCGCAGTCGCTTTGCCGATTGAACTGCTCCCGCGGTTCTGTTTCCTTGTGGCTTTGTATCCTCAATAAGAGGTAGAGACTTGTCTGAAGCCCCAGCCCATGAGCCGTGAGCATTTTGGTCGTGCTGTCCTTCAAGATGCTTCCAAACAAATTTAGATTTCTTTGCAGGTGCATCAATAGCCTGACCTTCAAAGCCATTTGCTGTAGCCCATTCACGGGATATACCTAACGCTTCTTCTGCCGTCACCGACAATCTGTAAACAGGCAATGTCGTTCCAGGATTATCAAAAGCAAAACCAACTGAAGCGCCCCATGTGTGGTGACCATCAATAACAAAGCCATCGCTTGAAATCAAAATTCTTTCATCTTGAGGTATTCCGCCATCTTCACGGAACTTGTTATAGATAGCACCAGAACGAGAAGATGAAATCTCTTTCTGAATAGGCTTTAACTTTAATGGGTCTGCTTCCTCAGCGGTTGAGGTAACTCCCTCAGACTTCTCAATTTCAGAGAGGAAGCGAGCGCGTTCTTTTCCAGGAATCTGTGGCATATCTTTACGAGCAATACCCATACCTTCATCACCAAAAAGAAGCGTTCCATCAACGCTCAACTCAGTAAGGTCTGGATGGTCTGTTCTCTTTGCCGCTCCCATAAGAAACGCAGAAACATTCTCAGCCTCAACATGAGGATGCTTTCCATCCAAAATATCTTGAGCAATATCGTCTGCCCAACTGCCATGAGTTTTTTGGTCGTGCATACCTTGGTTATGTTTTGAAACTTCTTTCTCAGCCTGAGCGACCATGGACTCAGCCCAAGCGAATCCTGCATCTCCGCCCCACGCATCCCAAGCCACGCGACCTGGAGATGGGAAACCTTTTTCGCCTTGGCTAAATCCAAGTGCGTTCTTATCAACCTCATGGCGAGAGAAGAAAGATTTCATGCGCTTCAAAGTTGCAAGAGAGATTGATTCACCCGCCGCTAACTGGCTTGCTCTACCGCGACCAACTCCAGTAAATCCGCTACCAGCCTTACCATCTGCAATCCAATCAAGCGCTCTACGAGCCGCCGCTCTAACTGCCTTCGGTGGCGTGTGACCATCCGCTTTCTTGAACTGGTGCATCTGGGCTAAGCGTTGTTCTGCCTCAGCCTTTGTGTTGTAAGTGCCAAATCGTCTCTTGCCTTCTTCATCGTAAACGGTGTACTTGCCGTTCTCGTTACGAATCATTTTGTGTAATTCTTCAGACTTCTCTAGGCGCATCTCATACCCAGTAGTAGTCAAAAATAGTTGGACATCTGCAACTGCTGACCCTGTTGATTTGATGACATCTTCAATCATCTCGGCAGGAAGGGAACCAACAAGGGCTTTGAGATTGGCTTGCTTCATTGTGTCTACAAGGATTTCGAACTCATCCCAGACATCGTTCTGAGGCGCTTCTAGCCCACGGCGCAACATCTCATTGACGGCTAAGTGATGGACTTCTAGGACCTCTGGGGTCGCCTCTGATTTATGAAGGCGCTCATGCAAAGCGCGTAGTTTATCCGCGCTTAATTCAATTAGTTTTGGTGCAATCTCCGCCATGTGTACATAGTAGCGGATGGAATTACAACCGTTATTTAGTTTCCTGAACTGGAGTTAGTTTCATTCTGACCAACTCATCCAGAATGGCAATCTCTTGGTCATCTGGAGCGCCATCCAACTCTGAGGGCATAGTGGCATCAATACGCTCAATGCGCTTGAGTCTCTCTAGTCTGTCCATGTTATGAGTTTACCGCACTTACTGGCTTTTCTCTAGCGGTTCCATCAAAGACCAAGCCATCGCCATCACGGTCAATTGGACCTTCAAATAGGTTGCGACCTTCAGCGGTAAGAACCTTTGTGTAATAGAGATTCTGGTCTTGTAAAAGCCTTTGCCCCGCCCATGTATATTCAACTTTTGTCTCACCTGTAACTGGAGATTCATAGTTATTGGATTCTTTGTCTTTGTATCCAATCATGGCAAAATCATTCGGCAATGGAAAATTGTTATCGCTAACGCTTTTAACTGAGTCATAGAAGATGCCATCTTCTGTTGATTTGTACCCGTTAGTAGCCCGTTCCATGAGAGCATCAAACTCAACTCTGGCTGGACTTCCAAATAAGAAATCTGTGCTGTTATTTGCTTCGTAGTAGAGATTTCTAATGCCGCCCTCAACATTCTTAGGATTCCAGTCAAAACCAGAACGCGCCCAATGGCGAGCGCCATCCCACCCAGTCATAACAGTAATCCCACCGATACCACGCTGGGCATACCAATCTTCTTGGCGCTGAATAAATTCTTTGCCAAAACCAAGTCCCTTGTAATCATCATCCATCTTGAATATATGGTGGTCTACCATCCACACGCCCTCTTGCTTATAGAAATATCTTTCGAACTCTCCAGCAAAATTTCCGTCATCGTCTGTAATTGTTCCTTTTACGCTAATTACTGGTTGATTTCCATTTCCCACATCTTCAAAAGCGGCATCTACATAGGTAACCTCAGATTTAAGGGTAGTTACATAATCTCCGCTTGAACTGACTACTTCGTGTTCTGTGTTATAGACTTCCTCAAAATATGGAACAATTTCTCCAGTTAATTCTTGAACTTCTCCAAGTCCTGCTTCAGCGTTATATGCCGCTTGCAAATCATCCATGTTTTCTGAAATGTAATTACTAATCATTTCATCTTTGAGCGATTCGTAAATCGCGTTTTTCTCTTGTTCCGTTACCTCTTTTAGTTCGGATGCTGAAGCAACCCTCTCATTCCAAATTTCATCAATACCGTCTACAGCCGAGATAAATAATGAAGCATCATTATTGACCATCATTTCTAATTGCTCAATATCTGCATCAGCATTTTTCATGCTATCTATAATTGCATCTAAATCCTCAAGGGCTGGTCCAAGGTTAGACATCTCATCCATACGAGCAATTTCTTCAGCCGTATATCCATTAGCCCAACTGCCATGGGTACTTTGGTCATGCTGACCTTCAAGGTGTTTAATCGCTGGGATTAGCCCAGCCTCAAAACGAATTACTTTGTAAGACTTCTCAAATGTTGCTGGGACTTCCCAGAACTCTTTAGGGAGCAATGCGACTTTCTGCTCAGCAAAGCCTTGATTGCGTGTGTTGTACCAAGAATTCTGCCCACGGGTTTCTGTGGTAAGCGCACCGCGAGCGGTTTCTGTAAACATCTGTGAATGGTGGACCCATGCAGATTCTTCTCCGTCTTGACCAAAGCCTCGACCAGTAGCGGCGTGTCCAAAGAAATCGTGAACTGCTCGGAACTTGTCATTCTGCTCATCCTTGAAGAATGGGTGTGAGCCTGTAGAGGCTGTGCTTAATACTTTTAGAACTCCCTTACTTACATCTGCAAACATCTCTCTGGAAGTTTTATATGGGTCATCGGCTACAAATTCAACCTTGATGCCCATGGTCTTAGTCATGTAATCGAACTGCGCCTCTACCTCTGTGGCTAGGGCTGTATAAGATTCAAATGCTTTTTCATCTTTGACGGGCAACTCATCGTAAGCATCTGCAATGCGAGCCGCTCTTGCTCGGTTCGCAACTGTCTTTTGATAATCAATAGAATCATCTTGTTTAATTCCCGCTTTGAAGGCGTACTCTTTCGCGCCATCTCTAGCCGCCTTAACTGAATCTGGACCGAAGCGACCTGAAGCCCACGACCCGTGAGTGGCTTGGTCGTGCTGTCCCTCTAGGTGCTTTTCAACTGAGTGATAACGACCTAGGCAGACATGACCTGACTCTAACGGTTCTTTTCTATCGCGTTCAGAATCTCCTCCGCGAAGGCTTGCTTCTCCTCGGGGGTCATCTGATTGACGGGGATTGGAACTTCCACCATCTTTGGATTTGTTTGTTCTGTCATCTTCCTCATCTTTCATGTAAATGTATTCGTCTTTTTCAATGTCGTACACAGATTGTTGGTCGTTATCGAATCCAGCGCGAACTGCTTCACCTCTGGAGTCGTAGCGGCGAGAGACATCAAGGTACACAGTTCCTTGGTCTTTTACAACCCAGATACCAAAATAGGCTCCGCGCTCGCTGAGTGCATCTGCGTTCTTCTCGATATAGTCCAAGAGAATCTCTCGGCTACGGTCACGACTTGAGAAGAAATCTTTGTATTCAACTGTCTGTTCAGCCCCA